AAACATTGTTTTGAATTTCTACTTCTTTAGTTTTTTCTGGGAAGTCTTCAACAGGTGATTTCTCAAAGAAGTCATTCCATTTTCTTCTACCTGTATGTTTAAGATTCCAGTTTGCTGCGATTAACAGAAGAACTGCCAATGGATCAAATACAATAACAATGAGTATGGTGACTATGCGAACTGCTTTCTCAAGCATAGTAACATCATTCGCACTTTCGTCACCATATATCAATGCAGCAATATACTTAATTGGTCCTACTTCTGCTTCGACTTTACGGACTTCGCTGGCGATTGGGGCACGCTCTTCGTTGTACTTGGCGATCTTGGTTTGCGCTGCACCGATTTCGTTGAGGATTCTGTTGCGATCTTTTTGCTGGGCTCTACGGACGGTAATGGCTCGCTCTGTTCCTTTTGCGTCATCGGTTCTTGCGATGGTTTGATCAACTTGAGCATCGAGTTGAGTAAGTTCTTTACGATTTGCATTGATATTTTCCTTTTCTGTTTTAATTTTCTCATCAATCAATGCTAATTTAGACTGAACATCTCCAGTAGGAATTGCTTGGTCTAAATGTGCCTTTGATAAGAATCCGAAAATGCCCATAGATGTTAATAACATTAACACTATTAAAGCACCCACAAAGTATGACTTCATCAATGTTGGAATTTCTTTCCAGTTTCGATAAAGCCATGATGCAACTACGAGTTTCGATGCTTCAAGCAACGAACCCATAAGAGCAATCGGTACTACAGCTGCAGCAAAGATTGCGATGAGACCCATCACTGCGTAATATGCAGCAAGAGCCGACAACGATAGTGCAACTGTAAAAAGTAAATATGTCATAGTTTGTTTTTAATATGAGAGCCATGGACTCGGACAGAAATCTGTCCATTGTAGTAGTCGTCTGACTCCAACACCTTTCGTGCAAACTGTTCTCGTGCTTCTATGTAAGAACATTCAGCTTTGGATTTACAAAAGAAAAGAATCTCACGAACAAAGTTGTCTTTGCCCAGAGACTCTACATCTTTATTTAGTTCTATACTTGAACCATAGTACTCCATCCAATCAGAGTCTATTTTACTACGGATCTTCTTTCGTTTCTTGATTCCGTTTTTCTGCTTAACCATCTTGTATGTAGTTTTGGAAAACTTGGATAACTTCTTACCCACATACATACGACTGCTGGACTTGTTCGTAATTAAATAAACAAATCCAACGCAGTCTTCAGGTAGTTCTTCAATAAGTTCGTTATTATAAAGCCACATTAGAATAATCAGTAGTGTAAACCACTATTTATTCTTCCTCTTCGTAATCGTCTTCTTCGTAAATGTCAGCAGAGCACACAGGACAGTAAACGATATCTTCTAATCGTTCTTCTGACTTGAGGATAATCTTACCTCTTGCCTGACATTCGGTGCACTCAAAAATCTTAGTTGTCATGCAGCTTTCCCCCAAACATCACCCCATGTGCCAGACAATGCACCTTTAGCGTAATCAGTGACACGATTCTCGAAGAAGTTTCCATGTACTGGTGCGTTGATCATTTCTTCGACCCATGGTAGTGGATTCTTTTTAACTTTAAAGATACCCTTCATACCAAGAGAGATTAGACGACGATCTGCAATGTAACGAATATATTGTTTAACATCCGATGCAGACAGTTCACGCATATCACCAGCATGGTAGCAGAGATCAATAAACTTATCTTCTAACTCTACCATTCTCTCAGCGATTGTATATATCTTGCTCTTTAGTTCATCATTCCAGATCTCAGGATTCTCTTTGATATACTCACGGAACAACTTAATCATCGACTCAGCGTGGATTGTTTCATCGGCAATAGACCAAGTAACAATTTGACCCATACCTTTCATAAGACCATGACGAGGAAAATTAAGAAGCATAATAAAAGAACTGAATAACTGCATACCCTCAGTAAAAGCAGAGAATACAGCGATATGCTCAGCAGTGCTAGCAATTGTCCCATTTCTACTAGAAATGTCGAGAACATAATCATGTTTATCTTTCATCTCCTGATATTCTAGAAACTGATTGTATGTGGTCTCAGGCAACCCCAATGTTTCAATCAAGTGTGAATACGCAGCAATGTGTAATGCTTCTCTTGCTGCAAAACCCATCAACATCATTCTTATTTCAGGCTGAGGGAAATAAGGTAAATAATTATTAACATAACCACCAGCAACATCAATGTCTCCTTGAGTGAAGAATCGGAAGATGTTTGTGAGGAATTGTTTTTCTTCATTTGTTAGTTTCTTTTTCCAATCTTTAACATCTTCTGCCATTGGAACTTCCGAATGTAACCAATGTGCTTGTTCATGTTTCAACCAAGCATCATATGCCCATGGATAGTTGAATGGCTTGAAGTATGTTCTTTGATCTGTTAGTCTTGATTTTGTTTTAGTTATCATTTTATCCTTCGCAAGCCATGCATGCGCCATCCTCGGTAGTTAATGCGGTTAAGTCGATTTCTTTAATAATGTCTCGTTCAATTCGCTTTGACACCTTGTCTGCTTTGGCGATCTTATCACTACGGCAGTAGTACATAGTCTTCAATCCAGACTTCCATGCTTGAAAATGCACGGCATGAATATACTTGATGTGACTATCTGGTCTAAAGAATACATTTAACGATTGTGCTTGATCGATATGTTGTTGCCTGTCGGAAGCGTGTTGAATGACCCAACGCTGGTCGATTTCCATAGAAGTCTTGAAAACATCTTTCTCCCATTCTCCCAGCCAATCCAAGTGCTGAACACTACCATCATTCGCAATAATCGAACTCCATATTTCTTGGACATCTGCCTTGGGATTTGAAATAACATAATCAGTAACGACCTTATCAAGATACTTATTTTTATTTAAGTGAGAACCCGATAAAGTGTCTTGACGATAAGCGTTAGCCCTATAAGGTTCAATACTAGGAGAGGTATTGCCCATAAGAATGGAAGAACTAGCATTGGGAGCAATTGCCATGAGATGGCTGAACCGATTGCCAGTGCCTTGAGCATCAGGAGCCTCACCTCTCTCCATTCCAAGTTCTTTGTTAGCGACATCTAGTTTCTCTCTTATATTTTTAAAGATACTTTTGTTTTTACCAACTGCCAGTGATGATTCCCATGGAAGATTATTCTTCTGTAGATATGCATGCCAACCTAACGCACCAACACCGATACTTCTTTCACGAGTTGCTGAGTACTTTGCACGCTTAATTGTGGAAGGAGCATGATCAATAAAATACTGAAGAACATTGTCAAGCATTTCCGCAACATCACGAAGGAATTGTGGCTCGTCTTTCCAGTCATCATAATACTCCAAATTCAAAGATGATAAACAACATACTGCTGTTCGTTTCTCATTTGTTGGCAGAATAATCTCTGAGCATAGATTTGATTGGTGAATCTCTAAACCAAGATCCTTTAACCATTGTGGCATTTTACGATTTGATTCATCAATAAAATGTAGGTATGGTTCACCTGTCATCATACGCATCTCGAGGATTCGTTGCCATAATTCTTTGGCTGATACAGTCTCACGAATTTCATTGGAAGCAGGATCGACTAATTTCCAAGAGTCATCAAACTCTGGATCAATCATACACTGTTCAATGATTTCCATGAACGCATCTGGAATGTTAATTCCATGATGCATGTTCAGAGTGCGCATATTCTGGTCGCCTGTCGGCTTGCGCATCTCTAAGAAATTAATAATATCTGGATGGCTGATATCGAGATAAGCAGCATAACTGCCACGACGAGTGCGACCTTGCCGATATGCCAGACTTGACGCATCGTACATTTTGAGGTGAGGCATAACACCAGTAGATTTGTCATCTGCCGAACGAATACCAAAACCAATCCCAACACCGCCACCAAGCATAGAAAGCCAATTAGTTTCACTAAGATTATCAACTAAACCCTCCGCAGTATCTTCAATATAGTTAAGGAAACATGATATAGGAAGACCACGCTTACTACGACCAAAAGATAAAATGGGAGTAGAATAAGAGAGCCAATGCTTACTGCTGTACTCATATAACCTTTGCGCATGTTCTGGATTACTCCCAAATTTATTTGAAACAAAAGCAAATCTTTCTTGAGGACTTACCTCATCATCTTTCATATAAGATTCTTTTAATCGAATCATTCCTAACTCATCAAATAGATTATCACGAGTGTAATCTACCTTTATACCATGAACAAGTTCCGCCATTTAAATACTCCAATTATAATTTTTTTATTTTAACTAATGCTTCACCTTGCCCACCGAAGGCAAGGTATTCATATCCAATTGAATACTTTTCACAACATTCTTTCCACGCTTTAAATTCTCCATGTTGCCATCCTGGATAACCAAGATATTCATCAAATATAATTACAGT